CTAACTTGGCAATACCAGCCATTCGACGGCTTAGCCACATATTTACCTTCGATAGCAACATCAAGAAGACCAGACCACTTCTGTACTCCACCATCCCAAGAAACGCTAATGGGTATTGCAGACTTTTCTTTAACATACCGTGATTTCTCCACATTAATTACAAAATGATACCCTTTAATTTCAGTACCAACTTTATCCTGTCTTCTTCCTAAAATCCAAATGTTATCTGCACTATAGTATATACCCGTTCCGCCAGATACAATTGACTTAGGGAATAAACCAATCTCTTGATACGTATGATTCACCGCGATAAGAGGAATGTCTTTCATATTAAGATACGGCGTAGTCATACGAAACAAGCCTTTAAGCGCCTTTGCTCTTGACATATCTGCGACTGACTTTTCGTTAATCGCATCTTCCAGTTCTTTCTTAGACGCAAGGTTACCAATTGAGTCGATCATAATACAAACTTTATCTCCACGAGATAAGTTTTCTAATTGACCAATGAGATCAAACTTAAGTTCTTCCACATCTGTAATCGGAGTGTGTAATACTCGACTAGTGTCTATTTCGAATTGTTCAAAATACGATTGAGGAGAACCAAACTCTGAATCATAAAACAATAGAACCGAATCAGGATACTTTTTTAAATATGCTGAAGCCATGATTAAGCCAAAAGAAGTTTTAAAGTGTTTTGATGGGCCAGCTAATACGGTAAGGCCTGGTGCCAATCCACCTTCGGTAGAACCAGACAGAGCAACGTTCATCATTGGAACGTCTGTTGGTACCATGTCTTTTTCATTAAAGAATTTAGAATCAGCGAGAATAGACGTTTCTTTAATCTTACTGTTCTTTTTTAATTTATCCATTATGGACATATGCGACTCCTGTGCGAATTTTTATATATTATACCACATTTTGATTGATTTGTAAACTAGATAATTACTTATCATGCGACTAAGAACTCCTCCAATGTTGATATATCCATTTTACCACGCGGATCGTTTTCTGTTAACTCTCTATGATTGTTCTGCCGCAAATAATCTGTCTGGCTCATCGCCAATTCGCCACGAATAAACTTTGCAACTTCAGAATGAATATCGCGTGATGTTGGTACAGGTACGTTCTGAGCAATGTGATTTAGTTTTGGCAAACCGCCGACGAGTTCAAAGTCAGGTGGGAATCCCATCATATGTAATGCCTCACGGATAGTCAAAGAACGCTCGTGGATTGGATGAATCGTGTCAGCTAGGTTACGACCAATAACTGCATTCATACATTCGTCAAATACGTGAGTTGAGCTATCCCAGATACCTTTACCACTAGCAAATTTTTTAATTGCGTGGTCTGATACTTTAATGCCACGCTCGTCTCCAATTTGATAGAACCATTCATTTGCCTCGGGTAGCAATCCGTTCTTATTGATATAATTGAATGCTGTAATGTTGCCACTTTCAATGATTACGTCTCGAGGATTGCGGTTACCGATCTTGTGTTGAATGAAACGATAATATGGTTCATCAACCAACTTAGGACTTACAATCAAATCGTGCTGCAATGCGTCGTGTTCAACTTCAGAAAGATATTCAGCAAACTTTTTACGATCGCGTTTGTACCACCCCATGATAGGAGCTTTTTCTGATTTCCATCCAATCGCAAAGGTACGATCTCGAGCCTGAGGTATGCCGTGATAACGAGTAGATGTTTTATATAATGAAAGAGAATAACCGCGCTCTTTGCAGATCTCATAAAGGTTATCGGCAACAGCTCTACCCTTATCTGTAAAGAGAGCCGGCGCGTTTTCAACTACAACTGCTTTAGCGCCGAAGACGTCAATGCCATGTTGAAATACCTCGTACATCCATTCGTTCTTAGCGCAATTCGCGCCTCTCGCTTCTTCGGTCTTACCCGTGTTAAGTTGTGATAACGCAGCGCAAGGAGGAGTGCCAGAAATTACATCAATCTGTCGTCTAGGTTTTACGTTGTCAAGTAAAACATAATCAACATCTCGACCTTTGACATTTTGCTGATAATTAACGTAATGTCCATCGTTTCCTTCAAATCCTTCGAAAGAATAAATTGCTTCAGGTGGCTTACCAAAAGCTTTTTCTGCTCCTAGCATCTGTCCGCCGATTAACGGAATAATAGGGGCCCATGTAATATCTGTCATGAAAAGAAATCCTCTAGTGTTGTTACTGTTTTCTTTTCAAACTGGTCAAGATCGGGTGCTTGATAGTCTGAATAAACAGCTGTCATAATTTTGTTGTTAATAAAAGTACCATCGTAGTACCCAGGCTTAAGTACTGCGGCGCGAATACCATCCAATACTGTTTTATATTTAACCGCATTTTCGCTGAGCATTTTGATGCGCTCAGACAATTCTTGAGGAGTCTTTGGTCTTAAGAACTCAGGTATGTTAAGATGGTGTTGTTCGTCGTAAGTTGGATGTAAGAATGGAATCACACCTGCGTGTATCATCTCAATATACTTTGAAGTAACCCAGCCTTTTGCAATTGGAATGATAAACGTAAACTTAACGTTCTTTAGCTTTTTTTGAAGCTCAGTAATATGCAAAGATCCTTTAAAACGAGAATCAGTTTCTGCCTCAGAGTTTTCCCACTTACCGTAAATCTCAACGTCATCGTTATGATCTAACACCCATTCTTTTAAGAACTTATAACGAGAAGGTTTACCTTCGTTTAGAACGACCATAAAATCAGTGTTGCGATCTGTACTCGCTTCTTTTTTATAATCATAATCCACACAGAAAGCGGTTTCCATACCTGCGTAAACAGAAAGAACTTTTCTCACAGAACGACTTTGATCTTCGTACGACTCAATTGTATTTGCTTCATACTCATAATCGTATTGACCTAAAGAAATCGAAGGTAGGTGGAAAATATCTCGAGACTGGTTCATAACATAGCGCGGATCATTTACAATCTCGACATAATGTGGTTTGCTCTCGTTGAGCCAAGTAGCAAGTGGCGTCGTGTAACCTTTTGTCATATCAATTACGGCGGCGGGTTTGCCATCGTCGACGCGTGTCTTTTTAATCTTACCAGGAATCGTAACAGTACCGGTCTGGCCTACCATCATAATGGTCGTGTCAAGTTTGATATTATTCTTTTCGAGATAAGTAATGACGTAACGATAATAAGTTTCGTTGTGAGAGACTCTAACGCCTTCCCAAATATCAACAACATTTCCGTAGGGAAACACCTCGACCTTTTCGGAATCAGTAAGTGTACTATAATCCGAACGGCCGAGGATGTAAAATGTTTTATCTGGGTTATTGTTTGCTACTGCACGGATTGTGCAACTTGCTTCGTTGTCGCCACCAACCGGAGAGTAGCGATTAGAGCGAAACTTTACGGACTTACCGATTTTTGCAAAGCCAATGTTTTTCATTTTATCCATTCCAAAAATTCATCAGGGCGCATTGCCTTGTCGTCAACATAATATGTACTCGAATATGGTTTTCCAAATACAATTTCATCGTATGGCACATTATTTTCTTCGAGCCATTTAATCGTGATGTCTTGAACATCTGCGATAATCTTATTTATATCACCTTTATGAGTAAGCATTCGTCGAGCCGAGTATATCGTTATATGATATCCATTTATTTTTAACGAATTCATTCCGTCGATCACTTCCCTATTTGCTCGAGCCATTCCGTATTTTTCGTATGTACTCTTTGCCTCGTGATTCGGGAAGCAAATGGTATCATCCATATCAAATACTATAGTTTTCAACATAATCTATAAACCTCTGCTGTCTGTCTTCTGAGTCGTAATGTAAGGGAATACAGGTAGCCAGTAGTACTAAACCAGCTTCTACGATTAAATCAACTGGTAAGCCATACTGATCTAACTTTTTAAGAAATACTTTTTTAACTATTTCGTTAGGACTGGCGTTGTTTACCATAGCGCTGTAGCCGTGAACGACGTCGTGAGATAGTTTTGCCCAATCATATATGTCGTCACCATATGTACCAGTTACACTACCATAACGTCCACGAGGATCAAATAATTTTATCTGATCGGTCTGCTGATTATATAATATGTTACCAAAGTGAAGGTCGCCGTGCATACCAGATATCGGTCTAGTGCTATGAGATACTCTATAGGCTATCTTAGCTATCTTTGCGTATGTACGGTCTAAATTACGCAACCTCTTCTCTGTCTTACCGAACCACATGTCATATGACTCATCGTCAAACTTTTCGTTGAAATCTATATCAGTAGACCTATTATTAAAATAATTTAACTTGATACGAAAAAGTTTATCTATTATGTACTCCCACGCAGACTCGGTAAGATTTTCATATAGCATAAGATCAGATAGAAGTGTACCAGACTCAAATGACATGATCAAGTCGTTTCCACTCTCTACGACTCTTGGAACGAAACACTGTTGATTTTGATCTAGAGCTTTATACCAAGAGATCTCTGACTTAATTGTGTTCATAGACTCTGAGTCGTGATAGTCGGGACTCTTTCGAATAGTACCTAAGTCGTGGTTATACTCGAGGCGATTAAAAGCTCTGGATTTCATATCAAGTAGAGTGGCGCAGGTCTTATAGTATGTTGGTAAGTCGCCGATGTCGTACCACTTAGTAGTCTCTACGCTCTCAAAAGATCTACACATAGTCGTCTTATCATAGTTTAAAGTATAGTCGTACAGAGCACCAGATATATCGTAGTCATCAGTCATTCTAAACGCGGCCTCTGCGTCAACACCATTCTCAAACGAATAAAGACCGACCAACGCGACAGCGTCTTTGATCGGAGTAGATGGCTTGTTATAATAACCACCAACACCGTCCCACATACACCAAGAAGAATGATTATCTACTTTCTTAGTCAATAAAAAATCTTTACCCATTGGCAAATTCTCTTCGAGAATAATTGCGTCGCCCAACCACACGACAACTGGTAGACTTGAATTTTTTAACGCGTTCATTCCGATTTTTATAGCATCGCGAGGACCGTTCATGGCCAGTTGTTTTACACAAGTGACTTCTGGCCATCTTCTTTCACAGTAATTTCTAATATCGTCAAACTGGCCGTCAACGACTACGATCTGACTTATCTCAGTTAACTTTTTTGCTTGTTCGATAATATAATCTAAACACGGTTTTCCGTTAACTCTCACCATCACCTTTGAAGTATTTGTCGACAAAGGCCTTAGCCGAGTCGCAGCACCAGCTGCAGGTATCACAAGATTAATCATAATATTTTTTACACTCTTTTAGTTTTTGTTTAACAAATGACTTATCATTTATTTGTCTATTTAGCCCAGACGGATGTGGCAGTTTAAAATGATCTACGCCAATTTTTGTTAGAGCGTACGATGCAAATTCGCCGAGAGCTATCACTCTCTCGTATCCGCTAGTGACTGTTTTTAATAACTCGTAGTCAATGTCTTTCTTAGTCACTTTGCCAGTTTGATAACACACGTTGTGAAATGAATAGGTATTGACTCCGATCTCAGTCATCCACTCATAAAGTCTGCCTATGGCACTTGCTGTATTTGGCTTGCCGTCTTTCTTTTTAAAAGAACGATTGCCTGGATTCTGACCAAGAACTAATACTTTATGCATAATTTCTCCGTGCGTTTTGTATATTATATCACAATTCTTTTAGTTTGTAAACAGTTTTATTCATGTCTTCTCAGCACTATTGCCATGTCTTCTTCGAGTTTACGTATTCTTTCTTTTAATTCAAATATTTCGTTATCTCTTTTATCGATAGTTTTTTCATC